GACTATGGTGTGACGGTTGTACAGAAGCAATTCGTCGGTTCAATGCATTATGAGGTCTATACGAGAGACTATGGAACGCAAACGGGCACTTATATCTGTACAATCGACAATTATCATCAAGATCCTGATGCGATTGACTATGCAACCAGTGAAAATCCAGCTGAACATAAGTCACATAACCTAATTGAACTCGATAATGGGCAGTTTTGTTTGTATCCGAACAACAGAACACGCATTTTTGACAACAGTTTGACTCCTGCGAACCCCAAAGACCCTGATTTTAAGGTTTCAACCGTGTATTATCAGGTCGAAAATGGTCATGATCGTGATGGCCTTGGTAATGATGAGAATTATTTCTGGAAAACAGCGAAAGAAAAAGCACAACCTGACGATATACCAAATTTTTAGGTATAAATAAGTTAGATCAACTATACTTATATGCCTCAAGAGCGAACGAGCCGAAAATTTAAGGACTTAAGTATGTCATTTAAGACTAATCCCTTAAATGACGACCTCATTGGACTTAAAAATACAAGTGCGATTGCTCGTTCATTGAAGAATATTGTATTTACACAACCCGGAGAGAAGTTTTTCAACCCAGATTTTGGTTCTCGAATCTCAGAATCGCTTTTTGAGAATGTTGATAATGTATCTGCGCTTGCAATTGAGGATGAAATTAGAAATTCAATCATAAATTTTGAACCAAGAGTGAATTTATTAAACGTTTCGGTAAATCCAAACGAGGATGATAACGAAATGAATGTGATTATTCAATATGAAGTCACTGGGATTGACGTACCACCCCAAGAATTAGAATTCGTGCTGTTGCCAACTCGATAAATGTCACTTATAAATTTTACAAATCTGGATTTTGACCAGATAAAAAACTCATTAAAAGATTACATTCAAAGTAATTCAGATTTTACTGACTACGATTTTGAAGGATCTAATCTTTCGACTATTTTAGACGTATTAGCGTATAATACTTACATTACATCTTATAATGCAAATATGATATCGAATGAAGTTTTCATCGATTCAGCAACTTTAAGAGAAAATGTCGTAGCATTGGCTAGAAATATTGGTTATATACCTCGATCAAAGAAATCTTCAAGAGCATCAGTCACTTTTTTTGTTGATATTTCTTCTGTTTCACCAACTCCAGCAAATTTAACGCTAAAAGCAGGGCCTGTAGCGACCACTGGCGGTAGATTTAATGGACAATCATTTGTTTTTGGCATTCCAGAGGACATAACAGTGTCTGTTATTGATGGAATTGCAACTTTTAGTGATATTGAAGTTTATGAAGGGTCATATTTAAGTCAATCATACGTTTATTCAACTCGAAATCCGTTTCAAAAGTTTATTTTACCAAACGTAGGCATCGATTTAGATAGTTTAGTTGTTACTGTGCGTCCTTCTATCGATTCTTCTGTATCAACTAAGTATTCACGACAAGATGAACTGTTTGATGCAATTACAAAAACAACAATTAACGAAAATTCTAACATTTATTTCATTCAAGAAGCTGAAGGTGAGCAATACGAGGTCATTTTTGGTGATGGAGTGTTTGGAAAAGCACTTGAAGACGGAAATATCGTTGAAATGACATATATTGTTACAAGTGGATCTGACGGAAACGGTATTAACAATTTTACTTTCTCAGGAAGTGTATCATATGTAAGAAATTCAGTTGAAATTTTTGTTACAAATGGTATTTCTCTGATTTCATCTACATTACCATCAAGTGGTGGTGAGAGTATTGAGAGTATTGATTCAATTCGTAAGTACGCACCACAACTTTATTCCACTCAAAATAGAGCTTTAAGTGCAAGTGACTTTGAAGTGCTTATTCCAAACAAAATTTATCCAGAAACTGAATCAATTTCAGTGTTTGGTGGAGAAGAACTTGTCCCTCCACAATATGGGAAAGTTTTTATAAGTATAAAACCAAGAAATGGTGATTTTATACCAAATTTAATCAAAGAAAATATTAAAAGAAATTTAAGAAGATATTCTGTTGCAGGTATCGTGCCAGAGATATTAGATTTAAAATATTTGTTTATTGAAACGATCAGTAAAGTTTATTACAATACCAACTTAGCACCCAATGCAGCGTTTGTATCATCAAAAGTACAGAGAGATTTAACCGCATATGCAGAATCATCTGAATTAAACAAATATGGTGCAAGATTTAAGTATAGTCGATTCTTAAAAGTGATTGATTCAAGTCATGAATCAGTGACTTCAAATATAACAACGGTTGAAATGAGAAGAGATCTTCGATTAGCTATATCAGAACTTGCGGAGTATGCGATAGATTTTGGTAACGAGTTTCACATCCAATCTATGAGTGGATTTAATATACGTACGAGTGCTTTTCGTGTATTAAATATCAATACAGATGTTTACTTGTATGATGTGCCTGATTCAACAGGTGAAAAAGGTCAGATATCACTGTTCTCTTTAGATGAGGGTTCTTCAACGCCAGTTATTCAAAGAAGAAATATCGGAGTTATTGATTATAAAAAAGGACGTATTACCCTAGACCCTATAAATATAGTATCAGGTAAAACAAAAGATAATGTTGACATTTTGGAGATATCAGCCACTCCTGAATCAAATGATATCATTGGATTACAAGATCTTTACTTACAATTAGACAGTAGTTTTGTTGACATGGTTGTAGATGAAATCAGTTCAGGCACTGACCCATCAGGATCAACATATACTGTAACAACAAGTTACAAAAATGGAAACATCATACGATAAAAGATGTCCGAAAAGAGAGTTAAGTTAAATCAGATTGTAAAAAATCAATTACCCTCTTATGTTCAAGAGGATTTTCCTTTGGTGGGAAATTTTCTGTCTCAATATTATAAAGGTCAGGAATATAAAGGTGGGCCAGTTGACTTAATTCAGAATATTGACTCATATGTAAAATTAAGTGAATGTGGAAGTTTAATAAAATCAACAAACACGACTGCTGCTGCTGGAATATCAACTTCTACAATATTTGTATCAAACACAATAGGATTTCCTGATAATTATGGTCTTATAAAGATAAATGATGAAATCATAACGTATGAAACTAAAACAGATATAAGTTTTGTTAACTGTAAAAGAGGTTTTAGTGGAATCACATCATTTCGTAACCCTGATGACCCAGAAAACCTTGTTTTTTCTTCATCAATCGCACAAAATCACGAAAATAATACTAGAGTCGAAAATTTAAGTGTATTATTCTTAGATGAATTTCTTAAAAAGGCAAAAAATCAATTTTTATATGGTTTCCAAAAAGATTTAAACGAAAAAGTTAATAAATCACAATTTATTCGTCAAGCGAAAGACTTTTACTCAACAAGAGGAACTGATGATTCTTTCAACATATTATTTGGAGCTTTATATGGTGAAAAAGTTGATGTAATTCGTCCAATTGATGATGTCATATCACCATCTAATGCAATTTATCAAAAAACGAAAGATTTTGTTGTTGAACCATATGTTGGTGATCCAGAAGATCTTGTTGACCGGACTTTATATCAAAATGAATTTGAAAATATTTCAAAAGCTTACGCTCCAGTTGCATCTGTTCAAAAATTATCAGTTGGGATAAACACAAATACCTTTTATAAAATAAGTCTTGATGAGGGACAAATAAATCCCGATGGATCAACAAATTTAATTTATGGTGAGTTTTCAAGTCATGCTAAAACAATAATAATTGGCCAAGTTGGTGTTGCTCAGACATATATTGATGTAGATTCTACTTTAGGATTTCCAAACTCTGGAACTTTGACATTTTTATATGAAAATGGAACAACGGGTGTTTGCACATACTCAGATAAAACAATAAATCAATTTTTAGGCATTAATACAACTGGAATAACTACATCTATATCTGATAATACATCAATTGATCAAAATACTTCTGCTTATGCATTTGATGACGAAGGTAAAGAAGGTATTCAAGTAAAAATTCGTGGTGTTTTGAATAATTTTATCATACCACCCTCTGTTAACAACCAAAAATTAGGATCAAAAGTAAAAATAAAAAATTTAGGTCAAATCGGTCAAAATGTAAAAGAAAATAATTGGTTGTTCAACACAGGACAAAGTTACGTTGTTAAATCTCTTTCAATTGTTGATGGTGTCAATAATACTTTTAAATTAGAAACTAAAGATACTAATATTCTCAGAATCGGTGATCAGGTAACAACCCATGAAAATTTAGCAGAGGGAATTCAATGGGGTGATAAATTTACTTCATCATTTGAACCAGCTACAAATAAATTATATGTTGTTACTGATGTTTTTAATGATACCACATGTTTAATAAAGGGAAGTGGGATAAATGACCCTACAAAAATAACAAAGGTAAGTAGAAGGATTTCAAAAGTAGACTCCGATATACATCCAAATTTAAATAAATTCACTGCAAATATTCAAAACATTTATATTAAACCGGATGGTGGATTAGTGAATGGTGTTCCATATTATGGGCCATCACATGAACATCCTACCAAAGGCACGTTAATGGTTGGAGAAAAACATATATCAGGATTTCATGAAACAATCATACCTATAGAGGGACAAAATAAACTTTATGTTACATCATCATCTTTACCTTTTTCTGGTGTTACAAAATTAAATCCAAAAACCCAAAAATTTACTTTTGGAGGGACGTACAATAGAAATGATGAAGAAATAAAAATATCTGATCAAGTTGATCATAATTATTTTACAGGTGATGCTGTTTATTACACTCCTCAAAAAGGATCTGTGAACACAATTGATTCTGAGGGAAATGTCATTACACAAGAATATATTATAAGTAGATTATTCGCTGAAGGTCTTTATTATGTTAAAAGAGTTGATGCGAATACTGTCAAATTTGCAAAAAGTCAGTCAGATATTTTTGGAGGTGTATTCACAAAAGTTTCTCCAGATGGAGGAGTTGATAGTGTAACTATCACTTCAAATGATATAGAAAAATATGAATTAAACGGAAAAATAATTGAACCTCAAAAATTAGTTAGAGAGGTTTCACTACCAATAAATGACTCCAACAAACAAGCAACACAACCGGGATACACAGGGATATTCATTGACGGAGTTGAGATTCAAAATTACAAATCCAAACAATTCGTATACAGTGGTAAACTAGAAAATATAAACGTAGTAAAAGGTGGGCAAAATTATGATATTATTAATCCACCGATTGTTGCAATAAACGACTCTATCGGAAGTGGAGCAACAGCCATTGCTGCTGTAAAAGGATCATTAGAAAAAATAAAAATAATAGATTCAGGTTTTGATTATATTGAAGAACCAATTATAAAAATAACTGGTGGTAATGGAAGCGGTGCAAAAGCAGTTGGAAAATTAAATACAATTCCTCATGAATTGATTATAAACGGTGATGGAGTTGGTCTTGGAACTATAAAATTAGATGCAGCAGGAATAAATACATCATCAATAGGATTTACTACCTATCATAGATTTAGACAGGGTGAGAGAGTCGTATATGACCCTCTGGGAAGCATTCCAATTGTAGGGTTAGCAACACAGTCAACTTATTACGTATCTTCAGTATCAGAGTATACTATTAAATTGCATGAAAGTTATGATGAGGCAATTGCTGGTGTTAATACGATATCTTTTACAGCTTTTGGTAGTGGGGTACAGTCATTTAAATCACTAAATGGAAAAGCAATTTTAAGTTCTGTCGTTGTTACAGATAGTGGATCGGGTTATGAAAATAAGCAAAGATCGTGTGAGTCAACAGGAATAAGCACTTCGTTAAACATTGTTAATATAAAAGATCATGATTACAAAACTGGAGAAATTGTAAATTACTCAGTTGACGGAACAGAGATTGATGGTCTATCTACTGATAAACAATATTATGTTTCAGTTGTTAACAAAGATCAGTTTAGATTAGCAGCTGTCGGTGTTGGAACTACTGTTAAATCTTTTTATATTAATAACGAACAATTTAACGAATTTAGAAATATTGGTGTTGGTACTCATAAATTTAATTATCCACCAATATCAGTTGAGGTAATTGGTAGAGTTGGAGTATCCTCAATATCTGGTAATACTTTTGAAGCATCTTTGCAACCCATTTTTAGAGGAGAAATAACATCGCTTCAATTAACTAATACTGGTGTTGGATACGGTGCATCTGAAATAGTAAACTTTAATAGGGTTCCTGAGATAATTCTAAACACTGGTAGAGATGCAGTCATAACACCAGTTGTCTCTAATGGTAGAATAGTTGACGTAAGTGTTAGTTATGGTGGAACTGATTATAACTCACCACCAGATTTAGTAGTATTAGGAATAGGATCGGATGCAAAATTAACTCCAGTAATTAATTCATCAGGCACCATTACCTCTGTAAACATTGAAAGTAATGGAATTGGTTATGGTGTTACAACCACGACAGTGAGAGTTGATGCATCGGGTAAAGATTCAGCATTCAATCCAGAAGTTCAAAAATGGAGAATTAATAATTTCAGGAAAAATCTAACAAATTTAAATGATGATGATGTTTTTATAACTGAACCAACAAATCGTTTGTTTGGATTGCAATGCTCATACGTCTATGCACCCAGAAATCTCAGAAGAATAACTTATGCGTCTGCTGCTGATGGTAAGGTTTTGTATGGCAAAAAAGATTTAACTATAATAAATGGGGTGGAGAGTAATAGTGATCAACACTCGCCAATATTAGGCTGGGCATATGATGGGAATCCCATTTATGGCCCTTATGGATTTTCAAGAAGAGATGGTGGTGATATTGTTCAGATGAAATCTGGATACGTTGATGAAAGTAGTAAAAAAGATAATCGTCCTCCCTTAAGTTCTTTCCCTCCAGAATTTTTTGTGGAGGATTTTACATACAGAGTATCTAATGATGATTCTGTTCTCGATAAAAACAACGGTAGATTTTGTATAACTCCAGAATATCCAAAAGGAACTTATGCTTACTTTGCTACATTTGATTCCACTGCTGCATCGGATGGTATATTTAAGAACTTTAAAAAACCTAAGTTTCCATATTTAATTGGTGAAAAATATAATTCAAAGCCAAATAAATTTAATTTTAGTAGAATTTCAAATCAAGAAGATTTTGATATAAACAAAACAAGTGTAACGAGAAACACATATCCATTATCTGTTAACAAAGATTTTAGTGGTTATGATTATTTTACTGAATCTTACAAATTTGTTAATCAAGATTCAAATATTGATTTTGTGACGAAGGGTGGAGTTAATTCAGTTGGAATATTTTCAGGTGGAACAAATTACAAAGTTAATGATGAAATAGTCTTTGATAAAAATATAGATAATAGTTTTGAAGCAAGAGCTAAAGTTTCAAGATTGAAAGGATCATTATCTGAAATCAGTGTATCAAAAGAGTCTATTTCAGGCGTAAAATTTGTAAGAAGATTTGGAGATGAATTTATAGGTATTGCATCAACATCTTTAAACTTACAAAACGGTGTTTTTGTAAATGTTGGAGGTTTATCATCAACAGTACAAAATTTTTCTGGTATTAATCAAATAGGAATAACCACAACAAAACTAATTCTAACTCAAGGAATTGGTACAGCGGGTGCTACAGGAATTGTGACATTTTTCTCAGTTGGTGGCGACTTAAGTAATATAAGAACAAATGATAGATTTAAAGTTGGTGTCTCAACAGAGACAGTTAAAATACTAGAGGTTGATGATTTTTCAAGCAGATTAAGAGTTTTAAGACCAGTTGAGGCTGTAGGAGTTTCACATACATTATCAACAATACTTGAGGAGATCCCAAGAGTATTTACTTTCCAAACTTCTCTTGCAAGAACACCTCAAAATAAAGAGGATTTAGAAAATGAGGGAGTTTTTCCAACGACAGAGGAATATGAAATTTATTTTAATCCAAGTGAATCAATAGGAACCTCACACTCTAATCCAGATAATGAAACTGGAATTGGTAACACAATTACAATAAGCAATCCCGGAGCAGGTGACTCTACAAGAATTATTCCAAGAGGATCAATTTTCTTACCAAATCATAATTTATTAACTGGAGATGTAGTTAATTATGAATTAAATGGAGTAAATGGTTCAGAAAGTGCACCTAAAGTAAAATTTTTCAGTGCGACTCCAACAGCTGATACTACTGTAGGAATTGGAACATCCTTATTTGTTATCAAAAAAACAGATGATTTAATAGGATTATCAACTGTTAAAGTTGGAATAGGATCTACAGGTGTAAGGTTTGGTTTAGGATTAACTGGCACTCAACCTGTCTTTGAAGAGATACAATTTTTAGATGTAGGTATAGGATCAATTCATAGTTTGAGATTAAAAAATCCAGATACTATTTCAGGCACTGTAACAAGGAATGTCATAAATGCGGTTGGAACAGGGACACATGGATTAAAGAATAATGACATTGTTTTCATGAATGTCAATCCGGGTATTAATACAACAGTTACTGTCAAATATAATAAAATTCGTCGCAAAGCAGTTTTCAATCCTTTAGATTATGCAGCCGCAGGAATTACAACAAACTCCTCTGATAGTGGAATAAGAGACTCAATTACCATAAATGATCATAAGTTGGTAACAGGTGACAAAATAATTCATACATCTGATAGTCCAATAGGTCTTGAAAATAATAGAGAGTACTTCGTATATGTTGTTGATAAAAATACTTTAAAATTTGCAGAATCAAATTACGAAATACTTCAAGACTTTCCAAATTTTGTTGGAATAACATCAACAGGATCTGGAACAATATCACCAATTAACCCTCCACTTATTTTCTTTAAAGATTCAAACGTCACTTTTGATTTGAGTGACTCATCATTATCGTACACTATAAGTGCTACGTCATACCCTGCATTTAATTTTGATTTATTCAATGACATCAATTTTAATGATAGATATGAAACAAGTGGTAAGGATGTATCTTTTGATGTTTCAAGGACAGGAACAATAGGAGTAACTGGTGATGCAAAAGTTATTTTAAAAGTAAATGATAACACTCCAAAAAATCTTTACTATAAATTATCTCCTGTTGATGTTTCAGACAATTTAGCCGAAAACAAAGAAATAGTAATTGATGATGAGGTGTTTAATTCAAATAATATTATTACAACTGTAAGTCGTTACAGTGGCGAAGTCAGCATTATATCTACAGGGTCAACAACATTTCAATATGAAGTGCAGATTGAACCTGAATCTGATTCATATACTGATACAGCAACTTCAGATTCAAGTTTAAATTATGCAACCATATCTACAAGTGCTTATGGTTCAATTGATCAAATTTCAATTACTGAAACTGGTGGTGGTTATGAAGTCGTGCCCGGAATAACAACGATAACATCTGATCTTGGTAATGGAGCTGTTATTGAGTGTTTTTCATCATCAATAGGTAAACCAACGAAAGTAAGTATAGAAAATATTGGATTTGATTATCCTACTGATAACACATTGAGACCTGAGGCTTTATATCCACAGGTTTTAAGAATAACACCACTCAGTGGATTTAGATCAATCGGTATTTCATCATTTGGAAGAGGATACAATCAGAATCCAAGTTTAGTTGTTTTAGATGGTGTTACAAAAAAACCTGTTACTGATGTTGATCTTAGATATAGACCTGAAAAAGAAATTGTAGAAATTTTAGAAAATTCTGAATCATTAAACGAATCAACTCCATCAATAATTCCAATAGGTAATTCCAATGGAATAAGAGCAAAAAATTTCACATATGACAACGATACTCAATTAGTAACAGTAACTATAAAAAATGCTTTTAGTGGAACTTTAAATGCAATAGGCGAGTATATTGATCCATTCCCATTTACTGTTGGTGATAAGGTTCTTGTTGAAAATGTAAGTGTTGGTGTAGGATCAACAGCCTCTGGATATAACTCTTCAGATTATGATTATGCATTATTTACTTTAACAAGTGTAACTCCAAATTATGGTGGTTTTGGAGTAGTTACTTATAGTATGTCTGAATTTTTACAAAAAAATATTGAGTTTCCCGGAGTATTTAATTCAGTTAAATCAGATGCAACATTAGTTGCTGAGAAAAACTTCCCTCAGTTTAATATAAAATTACAACCAACTGATTTTAGAATTAACGATGATATTCAATCAGTTGATAGCTCTGGAACGATAGTCAAAGGAGCAGTTTCTGCATGGAATAATTCCAGTAAGTATCTTACTGTTGAGAGTAACAGAGAATTTGAAATTGGGCAAATAATTCAACAAACAAAATTCAGAGGTGAGAAACTTGCAAATAATGAATACACAGCACCAACTGGTGCGAAAGGCATCATAAAAGAAAAAATCAAATATGAATCAAAATATAATTTAGATCATTTTTCTATATTTGATAACGGATGGCAAAGAAGAACAGGATTTTTAAATGATGAGATTCAACGTGTTCATGATAATGATTACTACCACGCTTTCTCATACTCTGTTAAATCAAGAGTTCAATTTGATGAATGGAAAGATATTGTTGGCACATTAAATCATACAGCAGGATTTAAAAAATTTGCTAATTTCCAAGTAGAATCAAAATTACCATCTGAAAGATTTGACGATCTAGTAGTTCGTCCAGAGAGTGTTGTCACAAAATTGGTTGATCTTATTAGCGTTGAAAATTTACAATCTTTTCATGATTTCGATTTAGTATCAGAAAATTATATTGAAGGATTTGAAAGACCATTTTCTGACGAATTTAACTTTAAATCAAGAATACTTACTGATTTTTCTGAATCAGTATCAAATAGAGTTGTTACAGTTGATGATTTTAGTAATCTCTTTAACAATAACGCGAGATCAACTCCATTTGCAGACGTTTATAGAAATAGATTATCGGATGGTAGAACACAGTTCTTTGTAGCTTATATTCAGGATAGATTATTTACTGGTGAAAGGCAAATTATGATAATCAATACCTTACATGATACTGGTCGTGGATTAACAATGATGAATCAATATGGTTCAGTTGAAACCACTTTAGATTTAGGATCATTTGATTTTGTTATTGATGGTATCGAATCTGTTCTTAGATTCTTCCCACATAAATTCACGATCAATGACTACAACGTTGTATTATGGTCGTATCAGATTGATACAAATCAATTGGGTGTTAGCACTACTAATGTTGCAACAGCCACCACATCCATTCCTGCTGAACCTTTTGATCCATCTACATCTGAGGGATTGAACGGGTCACTTGTTAGTATTCAGTCAACATGTGTTTCAGTTGCTGGTGGAGCAGCAGGTACAGTGTTTACACTTGCCGGTATAGGAACAACAGTTTCCGGACATAGATCAGCTAAACTTTTTGTGAGTGTTGAAGGCAGTGATGGAAGTGTTGAGTATGATCAGGTGAGTGTTATACATGATGGAACAAACGTTGGATTCCAAGAGTATGGTCAACTAACAATCCATTCATCAGATGCCTATTCATCAACAGGTAACATAGGAACTTTCTTCCCACTAATGGTTGGAAATGATCTTGTTGTAAGATATACACCAGATGCAGGATTAACGACTGCATTTGTAAATGCGACAGCGATCGGTATTGCGACTGAAGGGTATATTGGAATCGGATCATATGACATGGCATATGCAGAGATGTCCGCGCAAAGCACAGGTATCTCTTCCTCATCTACACCAGTAGCAGTAGGTATCGCTAGTTATGGAGATGCTTATGATGCTGCTTATTGTATTGTTCAGATCGCTGATAAGTTAAACGGAAGTTATGAGTTAGCAGAAGTTATAATAATTGATGATTATACAGATGATGATAACGTCTATCTTACTGAATTTGGAAATGTTAAAGTAGGAACAGCGTTTGCTGGCCTTGGAACTATAAGTGGTAGAAGAACATCAGATAATGTCACTGAAATTACTTTTGTTCCAAATGCAGGAATAGGAGTATCAATTACAACTTTCTTAAATTCACTAAGGGTTGAAGAAAATACTGAATTGTTGCCATCGGGTGCAACTAGAGAGGTTGGTGGCGAAGCAAATAAGGATTTGCAAAATGCTTCATTAGAAAGTGCTTTTGCAAATTACGAAGGCACACAATCTGCAATAAAAACTAAGTTTGCTCTGGAACATAATGGTGATCCAATATTCAAAAAACCTTATGATGGATCAGCATCTGAAGTTGTTAATGTTACTGCGAATACAATTACATTACCGAATCATTTCTTCGTGAGTGGCGAAGAAGTATCATACGCGCATACAGATAGAAGAACTGGTGTATCTTCTGCCATACAAATAACATCCACAGAATTCCCTGCTCTTGGCATTACTACCACACTGTTGCCTTCATCACTCTTTATTATTAAGAAAGGAGAAGATAAAGTTCAGTTAGCAAGAAGTGCTCAAGACGCTTTGAAAGAGGTGGCTGTGCCTCTTGACTTAACACACGTCGGTATTGGAACATCCCATTCATTTACATCTAAGAATGCAAATACAAGAGTATTAGTTGCAATTGATAATTATCTTCAATCACCAATTGCTGGCACATCTGTAACAACAACGCTTGATAGACGAATTGATAAATCACAGGATGTTATACACTTCTCAGGTATCACCTCATTCTTTGGTGCAGATAATATTCGTGTAAGTAGTGGAAATACAAGTGAGGTAATGAAAATTCTGTCTGTTGGTATTGGAACAACTAACGGTATTAAAGTAAGAAGACAGAGATTAGGAACATCAATATCTGGATTCCCAACAGGATCTTTAGTTGAAAAAATAAGAGGTAATTATAATATCGTTGAAAATGAAATCACATTCTCAGAAGCACCTCCCGGAAAGAACCCAATAGGATCAACAACAAATCCACCAGATGAAAGAGACTTTGTAGGTATCACAACTTCATCTAGTTTCCAAGGAAGAGTTTTCACTCGATCAGGTATTGTAAACGGCACATCAGAAACATACTCTACTAACCATCTATATGATGATTTGACATCAGACTTTAATGGTAGAAGTAGAGAATATGCACTAACTGTAGGTAAGTCTCAAAAAACAGGTATCGCAACTAATAATGCATTGATTCTTGTAAACGGTGTATTGCAAGCACCGGGATCAAATGGTGACTTTACATTAGATACTGTGGGTTCTGGAACTACATTAACATGGACTGGTGCTGCTAGCTCTGTAGCGAGAGATGTTAATACTGCTGGTATACCCGTTGGTGGTGTAATTATATCTGTGGCATCAACAAGTGGTTTTGGATATCAACCATTAGTTTCAGCTGGTGGAACTGCTGTGGTATCACTTGCAGGAACAATCAATAGTGTAAGTATAGGTAATACAGGTTCTGGTTATAGATCAGGTATACAAACTGTATCTGTAGGTTTACAAACTGAGGGATTTGATCAGTCTGGTATCACAACTATTGGTCTTGCTAATATTAGTGGTGGTCATGTAACTAGCGTTGATATTACTAATCCACAATTCTTCTATAAACCAAGGGATATCTACAATGTTGGTTATTCTTCAATCACTGGTATAACAACTATAACCACTGCATTTGCACATAATCTATCAGTCGGTAATGAAGTGGTTGTATCTGGAATTGCATTCACTTGTGACTACGCCCCAGCTGTAGGAGTTCAAAGTGCAAACTATGATAACACTACTGGTATCATGACGGTAACTACACTTGCTGCTCATGGTTTATCTACAACTGGTAAGAGCAGTGATGTAATATTAACTGGTTTGGCGTTTACATGTGGACTTGGTGCTACAGTAAACCATATCTATCCAAGAAACAGAGATCGTTTCTTTGATACTGCGATATCAGTTGCATCAACAACAGCGACAACTATAACTTTAGATGTATCCAAATCTCCTATCGGTCAACAATATACTCATAGGTTCATAGGTGCTGCAAGTAGTGCGGTGATACAGGGTGGAGATTATTCTCATACATTCAGATATGCACTTCCAAACGCGGTTACAACGGGTGTTGGAACTCAGTTTACACCAACAAACGCAACTTATAATGCATCTACTGGAGTGTTTGTAATATCAATACCAAGTCATGGTTTATCTACAAATGACACAGTTGGTATTGGCACGAGTTCAATTGTATTCTCTTGTGAGATGGATCATTATGGAAGTGATCATCCATATCCAAGACCAACTGATCCGATAGCTGGTATACAAACTGCAATCACTGCTGTTACCACTAACACTATTACCATTAATGTTGGTAAATCTGAACTTAACTTCTACGACGTATCTGACGCGACGTACGCTGCTGATACAGGTGTATTAGTCTTAACTATAGGTGCACATACATTGTTACCCGGAAGAAGTATCAAACTGAAGAAAGAGTCACTAAGATTTACATGCTCCAAGAATAACTACGCAACTCAACACAAATATCCAAGAGAGGGTGATCCTATATTTGACGGCACACCAGTAGTTGGTGTTGCGAGTGCAACTCAATTTACAATCAATGCTGGTATTTCCACTGTCCCCACACAATATGTGTCTGGAGGATTTATACAACCTGCGATTATTGCACCTAGAGCAAATAATAATTCACCTAGTGGTCAAGACGTAGCGTTTGATGGTGCATCGGTAATAAGAGTTCTAAGTGCAACTGAGTTTGAAATAAACAGTGGTATATCAACAAGAGCTCACCTTTATGCAAGAGGTGGTAGAGTTGATCAATTGACTAAGATTGTTATCGATGATCCACTATCATATAATGATATGCAATTGATTCATAGTACAACATCTCCCGGATTTGCTGGTTCTGAAGCAAGAGCTGATGTTATTGTGAGTCAAGGTTCAACAGTAATGGACTTTAAGATTACAAATACTGGATATGGATATGGTATTAGTGAAATACTAACGTTATCTCTCACAGGATCGGCTGGTATTCCAACAACACCTAATTTTGTTGATAATCAAGAATTTAGAATTACAGTTAACGATGTAGCAAGTGATCAATTTAGTGGTTGGTCTGTTGGTCAACTACAGGTTTTGGATACTTTCCAAAATCTTTTTGATGGATCGAGAAGAACATTCCCTCTTTCAGTTGCTGGAGAGTCATTATCAATTCAAGCAAAACCCGGATCACCAGTTACAGTTCAGGATACATTATTTGTATTCGTAAATGACATACTACAAATACCCGGAGAGTCTTATACATTCCTTGGTGGTAGTAACATTACTTTTGACGAGGCACCTAAATTTGAAGATACTTTGAAAATATTATTCTATCGCGGAACTGGTGGTGCAGATGTTATTGATCGCGATATAATTGAAACTGTTAAAGTTGGTGATGATCTAACTCTGGGTTACGCAAGATCATTAAATCAAGAAAGTTTCCTTCAAGAGGATTCTAGAAGTGTCATAGAAATTACTTCGTCTAATTCCGTTGACACAAATAATTATAATGGCCCCGGTGTTTTTGAAGATACGAGAGTTTACAGACCTATTGTTTGGACAAAACAAACTGAAGATAAAATCGTAGAGGGTAAAATCGTTCATAAAGACAGAGATCTCTATAAAGGAAATCTAACTCCAACCACAAATCTTATACAAACTGTTGGTGTAGGAACAACTGTTGCATATGTAACCGGTGTAAGACCATTCTTTAATGCAAAGAATGAAAATAATGTATCCACTGAATTCCAGAAAAACATAGTTATCGTTAATAATGTGGAAAGATTAGCAGCTGCTGCAACTGCGATTGTATCTGCTGCGGGGACAATATCTTCTGTTGCTATTTCAACAGGTGGTAGAGGATATGATAGTGCCCCAACTGTTACCATTCAAAATCCTGTTGGACTTGGAACCACTGCTCGTGCAGAAGCAACTGCATCTATCACAAATGGTGTCGTGACAAGTATAACTGTTTCAACTGCTGGAACAGAATATAGTGATGCAAATCCACCAGTGGTTCTTATCGGTGCTGATCCTGTTCTTGAAGAGAAGAATACAGTTATATC